TCAAAACAGCGACCGAGCACGGCCAGCTCGCCCACTGCGCCGGAGCCCTAGACGCCCTGCGGGCGCTGGAGAGCGACCTGATGATTCGCATCGACGAGGCGAGCAGGGCGGGGTGATTCTGCGATTTTTTTAGGTCGTTATAGGTCGATATAGGTTGATTTGTGTCGGTGTGGGTTTCGGCGTGTTGCCAGTGCGAGATTTGATCGCAATGTCACGCATTAACGAGCCCCTTGTGCCGCTCGCCCGAAGGCACATGACCCACTTGGTTGGATTACCATGATGACAGACACAAACGACACCCCAATGCAGCTCTCTGATATCGCAGCCGAAATCGGCTTCGCTCTCGAAGAGATAACCCCGCAGGAACAACCCACCGCCGAGGAGACCGAGGACGCGCCAGAAGCGCAGCCAGAGGCCACCGACACGGAGGATGCCTCAGCGGAATCTGATCTTTCACAAGAAGACGACAACGACAAGCCCGACGACGCCGAACCCGACGACGCCGAGCCAGAAGAAGAGAAGACCCCTACTTCCGACAAGCTGCTCAAGCGGATCGATAAGATCACGTCCAAGCGGCGAGAGGCAGAAGAACGTGCCGACACTTTAGAGACCGAGGTCAGTGAGCTCCGAGCCAAGCTCGAAGCCTCCACGCCGGTCCAGATCACTCCCTCCCCGAGCAATCCGCTCGCCGACGTGGAGACTTCGGACCAACTCGAAGACAGGATCTCCACCGCGAAAAAAATCCGCGCCTGGGCGATCAAGAATCTCGAGGGCGGCACGGTCCAGAATGCCAGCGGCGAAGAGGTCTACTACGAGCCATCTCAGGTGCGCGAGTACCTAGCCACGGCCGACGAGCTCCTCACCGAGCACGCGCCGAAGCGCAAGGAATGGATCGCGCAGCGCGACATGGTCATGCCGGAGACGAAGCAATTCTATCCCGCACTCTTCAAGGTAGGCACGCAGGAGCACAGCATGCTCAAGGCCACGCTCAAGGAGTATCCCTATTTGCGGAATCTTCCGCACCTCGAGATGATCATCGGCGACGCCATGGAGGGCATGAAGATGCGCTTCGCCCGTGCCGGCCAAGCAACAAAGAAGGCCACGGCCAAGGTCGAGTCGAATTCCCATGTGAGAGCCAGTTCCCCGCCTAGTCCTGCAAAAGGTGCCCGAGTGCCCGCCCAAGACATTGCGAACCGCGACGGAGCGCAAGCGCTTTTCAAGCGTGGATCCTCGCTCAAGACCGACGACATCGCCGCCTATCTCGAAGGCGCCCTCTAACCAAAAAACTAAAAATTCAGATACCCCCCCCCTTAACATTATGGCAGCTACACTTATTACCTCCCAGACTGGCATCCGCCAGGATCTCAGCGATCTCATCGCTGTGGTTGACGCAAAAACTTGCCCCGTCGTTTCGATGGCCAAGAAAGGCTCCGACCCCATCAATCCCCTCACACAATGGCAAGCGGACGGTTTCAACGCCGTGACCGTTCCAGCCGGCGTCCTCTCGAATACGGATGTTTCCTCATCCGACTTCATCGACAACGCCGCGAACCGCGTTCTCCTCTCCGCCCGCATCCAGAAGTTCCGCGAAGTCCCATCCGTGGACGATCTCGCTCAGAACGTCTCTGAGGTCGCAGGCATCGGCAAGAAAAAGGAAATGGCACGCGCCGTATCCAAGAGCCTCGAGCAACTCAAGCGCTCCATGGAAGCCGCATTCTGCTCCGACCAAGAAGGCGTCGAGCAGTCCGGTGCAACTCCCTACAAGACTCGCGGTCTTGGCAAGTGGATCCAGAACGGCGCTCAGTCCGACCTCCCTGTCAACGCGGCGTACCGCACCCCAGCGGGTTCGATCAATGCAACAGCGACAGCTTCGCTCACCGAAAACAACATCCAGGACATGTTGCAGTCCCTCTACGAGCAGACCGGCAAATCGAACACATTCAGCCTCATTTGCGGCCCAGTGCTCAAGCGCCAGTTCACCTCATTCACCCGCACCCAATTCGCATCAACGAATGTCGCCAGCGCCATCCGCGTGCTGAACCAAAAAGACGAAAACAAAATCGTCTCCACGGTTGACATATTCGAGGGCGATTTCGGTACTCTCGAGCTCATCCCATCGTTGTTCCTCGCTCAGGACGCTACCGGCGCCTCTGCTTCTGCCGTGAAAAACGGACGCGGCTATGTGCTCGACATGGACATGGTCGAGCTGCGCTACAACCGCAAGCCCCGCTACCAAGAGCTAGAAGACCGTGGCGGTGGATCACGCGGCATCGTGGACGCCATCTGCGCCCTCTGCGTGAAGAGCCCACTCGCACTCGGTAAGTTCGCTCCGACTGCTTAAATAAAAACCTCCCCCGCATAGGTGGTGGGGCGCTCTCTCCCCCTAGACATACGAGCGCCCCACCAAATTGCGGCCAATTTTTTTAAATGTCCGATCTCGCTGTAGAACTCGAATCTGATCTGGGAGACCTTGCCCCATTGATTACGGAAGAACTCCGCACCGGTTGGCACGCCAGCATGGTCACCGCCGAGATGCGCCAACAGCGGATCAAGGCCGCCAGCGACCGCATCGCCGCAGCCCGCAGCACCGTGGACGGCATCGGGCAGCACACGATGTCCGTTGATTTCGATTCGTACATCTACTGGAACAACCTTCTCCCTGGTTGCTGGAAGGACAAAGGATTCCGCGAGGAATTCAAGAAGAGCAACCCACACACCGTCGTCACCACCACCGCCAAGCCGACCATCGTCGTACAATGAAATCCTCCGCCATTTCAGAACTCATCGGCCTCGTCGAGCAAGCGGAGACAGACGCAGCCTCCTACTGGACGCGCAAGAATCTCAACTACAACCAGAGGTTCTGCCTCTGGGCGGGCCAAGACGAGACCGGCCGCAAGTACTCGGCAAATCTCGGCAAGCAAGCGTTTCCGTGGGACGGCGCCTCCGACGCCAAGATCCGCTTGAGCGACATGATCGTCAACGAGCGTGTCCGCTTGATGAAAAACTCCTTCGGCCGCGCCCGTCTCGCCGTCATGCCGACCGAGACCACCGACATCATGGCCGGCCGCAAGGTCGAGACCGTCATCCAGTGGATATTGAATTCTCACTGCGCCGCCATGACCAAACGCGAGATCGAGCTCGCCGCGAATATCCGCGAGACCTACGGCCTCGCCGTCATGGGCGTCTTCTGGCGCCGCAGCACACGCAACGAGAAGATCACTTTCACCCTCGAGTCCCTCCAGATGCAGTACATGGAGACCGGCGACCCACAGCTCGCCCTTATCATCGAGGCCATCTTAGACCCCACGCAGGAAGAGGCCGTCGCCCGCGAGATGGATGCCTTGCTCCCAGGCCAAGGCACCGCCGCCAATGTCCGCAAGCTCCGCGAGACCGGAGCCTTTGAATACGACTCGCCCTACATTTTCGAGAACCTCCCCGACTGGCAAGCCTACGAGCCCTGGGAGGACATCATTTTTCCACCATCCACCTACGACCTCCAGCGGGCGCCATTCATCGCCTGCCGCGAGCTGCTCCGCGAGGACGAGCTCCGTGAGCGCGAGATCACCGAAGACTACGACCCACGCTGGATCGAGGAGGCCGTCAAGCACACCGGCGTCAACCGACGCAACGCTCGGAACATGTACCGCGTCACCGACTCCCTCCTCCTCTCCGACGAGCGGGATATGATCGAGGTCTGGCGCGTCTATCAGAAGAAATGGAACGAGCAGATCGGCGCTATGGAGGTCTGGTGCACCCACATCCAGCCGAGCGTCGTGGACCGTGTCGCCAAATCAGAAGCGATGGGCTACGAGCACGGCCACTACCCCTTTGTTGAGTTGCCGCTCGAGCGCACCTCTCGCCCTCTCATCGAGTCCCGAGGCGTGCCAGAGCTCGTCGCCACTCAGCAGAGCGAGATCAAGGTCCAGCGCGATTACCGCAGCGACCGCGCCTCACTCACTATTCTACCCCCGCTCAAAGTCCCCGCCAATCGCGGGAAGATGGACATCGTCCTCGGGCCGGCAAAACAACTCCCCGAGCGCCGACCAGGCGAATTCCAATGGATGGCTCCACCTGCAAATGACATGGGCACGATTGAGATCGAGGCGGCGACTCGGCGAGACGTTGACGAGTACTTCGGCATCCCCCGTGCCGACATGGCACCGCAGCGGGCGCTCCTCGCCCAGCAGGATCTTGTTGATACTTGGCTCGCCGACATGGCACTCATCCTTGGCCAGACTTTCCAGCTCTGTCAGCAGTACCTCGACGACATCCAGTTCGTCCGCGTCGCCGGCGGCCTGCCCACCCCATTCCGCGCCAGCCGCCAGGATATCCAGGGTAAGTACGATTTGCGCCTCGACTTCGACGCCCGCACCCTCGACTCCGAGGCCCTTAAAATCAAAATGCAAGGGCTCACCCAGCTCATCCCTCTCGATACAGAAGGCGTCATCGACCGCGCAGGATTGGTGAAATTCCTCTTCGGATCCATCGATCCGAATCTCGCCGGCCTGCTTGTCCGCGATGCGGATGCCGCCAGCCAGCAAGAGATGGACGACGAGCAGGTGCAGTTTACGAAGATTGCCGCCGGCGCCGAGCCACCGCTCAAGAGCGAGGGCCAAAACTTCCAACTCCGTTTGCAGACCCTGCAAAACATCATCCAGAGCAATCCGGCGATCCAGCAGCGCCTCCAGCAGGATCAAATCTTCGCCGCCATGCTCACCGCCCGCATGGAGTCTTTCTCCTTCCAGTTACAGCAACAACAGAACGCCCAGATCGGCCGAGTCGGCGCCCAGCCTGGACTCCAAAAGGTCGCCGAGCAAATGCAGCAACAATCCCCCCAACAATGAGGACGACCTCTTACAAATCCATTCGCGATGGGGTGATCTCCCGCATGGGCATTGACCCCGCGCAGACGCTCATGGATTCGCAGGCGACGGCTCTGGCGGAGTATCTGACTACCGCTGCCGCGACATCGTGGACGTTCTTCGATTGGCCGGAAATTTATCTCACCGAGGAACGCACTCCGAATGGCTCCGCTTGGTTTGTTACTGGCTACACCTACCTCTCCGATTATGTCGGCACCGTTGCCTACTTTGGCCGCGCTCCGGCTAACTCGGACACGCCGGATCTGGTGTGGCGGGTGAAGAAGATCACGACGAATAACAACGGCGACGTGCTCTCGGTCGAGACGGCGGTGAATGTCGCGTGGGATTCCCGTGCATCGGCGACCTATGCCGTTTCCACTAATAACGACGCCGAGATTCCGTACATCCTTTTTGACCAGGATAACCTCTCTCCCATCGGCGAGATCATGGCTATATGGGACGCTGACCCGACGAGCGGAGTCTATGCCCGCAAGGTGCGGTATCTGCTCAACGAGGACCGTGTGCTGCTTATAGACGCGACGAGCGAGACGGGCAATGTGTGGGTGCAGTTCCTTCTTCCGCAGCCGCGCTTCACGACGGACGAGTACTCTGCCGGTGCCGCTTACTCTGCCGGAGATGTCGTGTATTACAACACGACCGGCGATTGCTATGTCGCCCGCAAAGCCACGACCCGCAACCTTCCGAGCGATTCGGAATACTGGCGCCGCTACCGCGTGCCTTCGTTCCTTTCCGACTATCTGAAATTCTACGCCCTTGCCGAGACGCTTTCGGAGGACGGTCAGACGGACAAGGCTAACTTCCAGTTCGCCCGTGCTGAGGGCATCCTACAGCAACGCATGGACGACGCCTGGCTGCGCAAAGGCGAGGTACGCACTTGGACTGCTCGATTCAACTAACCCCCCACT